TTCGTCTGAGAGCCCTGAGAGACTAAGCAGATGTGTGTTGCTCATAACGAAATCCATCACATCAAGCTTGGCTTCCTCAAGGCACTCAGGCGAAACGTCATCAAGGGTGCACACTGCGTCCAAGGGTTCCCCATGTTCATCCGTGGATGACCAAAGAGCAGCGACTAAGTAATGCTTGGTGATGTTTTCAATGTTCATTGTGTTCCCCTTGGTTGCGTTGGTCTCATCAGTACGGGCGTTACCCGCAGACCCTCATGTGTCCTAGAGGGTTTCGACCTGTTCTATTGTGTGTTGTGCAGGTTGGCTTACGAATTAGCGTTGGTACACGTCCAGGTTTCCCCATTGAACTCGAATTCGTACATGTCACCATTCAGGCGGCAGTCTTGGGCGAAAGAGTCGTAGTCGATGTAAGCGCGGACGTGCTCAGGAATCTCGCTCAGGTAGCACTCGTCAAACAGTTCTTCCGCAGCTTCCTTAAGTTCCCCCTGGAACAGGATAACGTCGTCAATGTTGCGCACGTGACCCCCACGGTTTTGCAAGGCTTCGTCCATGTCTTGACCATTCACTGACACCAAGTAGAACAAAGCAGCCTTCTCGTGATCCTTAAGGCTCTCTACCTCATCAAACCAGAACTCCAGGTTGCTTTGGTCTACCTTGCACGCCTCGAAGAGTTGCGCATCGTCACCATCAATGTAGTCAATCATGAACTCTTCAACAGGTGCACCCGAGCTATTTAATAAGCCTGCTGCTTTCTCTGTGTACTCTTCGAAAGACTCGAAGTAAAAACCATTGGTCGTAGTGTCGTAGGGGTTAGCGAAGTAGGTCATTTGGCTTCTCCAGGTTTCCGTGTCGTTCGTTTGGTTTGTGTCGTGCTGCTATGGGATGAACTATAACGTGTTGTGCAGTGGTGTGCAATAAATATTTGAAGCTTATTTGCACAAGGGTCGTTTGGGTTAAATTACCTGTAGGCTGTGAGGTATTTAAGAAAGTCACCATCCCTCAGAATCTCTGCGTCACTGTATGCCGTGGAGTAACAATGGGGCAATTCGAAATGCTTCCTCATGTGCAACCGTGCGTTGATCGTCACATACTTGGTATCACCCCGCGTCTCAATGTCTACTGACACGCCCATCGGGAAACCGTGCGTGTCTTCAGGAATGTGCGTTTTCGTGTTGGTAATCATTTGGTTTCCCCTAGGTTTCGTTAGGTGGTACTGCATGGGTAGTGCATGGACTCCAATGTACAGGTCAGGGAACTGAGTGTCAACACAAAGTTGCACAGTTCTTTAGGTTTCTTCTGGGTGACTCGAGGTGACTCGAGGTTTTCCTTGGGGTCTTAGGTTCGTTCGCCTGTCGAACACACACGAACCCCTTCTCTCACTATTTGCAATGATTGTTATGTCAACCATTAGCACGCTAACGATGTGCCAATGTCCCTTATATAGAGAGGCGAATGCCTAGCTCACGCATCCCTGATTCCACATTAGATACTTCATCTAGTGTATTCCCTTTGGAATCAACAGGTTAGCTCAGGCTCTCGCCTAGGTCCGTGCTCGCCTCGCGTGCTGCGTGGGGCTGAATGTACCCCCTAGGGCCTTCCGGGATCGCTTTCACAAATGCCGCTAAAGGTTTTGCCTTGTTGTTGTTGTTCGACCTGTTGCGTGAGAGCAACGCTCCCAAGTTTTCAAAGGTACCCCCTAGGACACCCCCTAGTCCCCCAAAGTAACCCGTCCCTATTTCTTTAGGAATCTCCAAGTCCCCTAAGGCTCCGGCCAGGGTGCATCTAAGTTGTGCAACTTTTCCCCTAATGTACCCCCTATGGTTTCTATGGTTTCACCATTAATCGACCCTTATTGAGACCAATAAAGAGGCTATAAGGGGGAGGGGGGATTCCTAAGGTTTTCCTAAGGGTTTCCCTAAGGTTTCTATAGTCCCTATAGAGTTTATATAGGTTATTCATAACGGTTTTCCTAATAGGAAACCCAAGGTACCCCCAGGGTATCCCTCAGTAACTCCAAGATACCCATGGCTCTCGAATCAGCTACTTATATTAATGGTCTAGTACCAGCGAATCCTCTTGGCTCTGATGCCATTGCATTTGCAGATGATCATATTCGTCTCATTAAGACGACCCTGAAGAATACCTTCCCGAATCTCTCGGGTGCAGTGAATTGGAACCAAGACCAACTTAATACGATGATGCCCATTGGCGGCATCATTATGTGGTCGGGAGCTTCTATCCCTGCAGGGTGGGCAGTGTGTAATGGGCAGACCGTGGCTAAGTCGGACGGTACGGGCAATATCACCACGCCTAACCTTCTCGATCGCTTCATTGTTGGTGCTGGATCGAGTTACGGTCTCGCACAGGCTGGTGGTAATTGGAACATCACGCTCAGTGAAGCCCAAATGCCGCAGCACGCTCACGATGCCGCGATGGACGTCCAAGGGAATCACCAGCATAACGTGAGTGGCAATACAGCCACCATCGGTGACCACACCCACGGTCTTCAGAACCTTGGGTCCGTTCAGGCCGGTTCGGACAATGGCGGTGCCAACGTAAGTGTGAGTACCGGGTACTCCTCGGGACGCTTCCAGTCTCCCACTCTGGGAGGGGGTTCCCACTTCCACACGTTTGATGTGAACTCCTCTGTCAATGGTGCCCACTTCCACAACGTATGGACAGGGGTTAAGGGGGGTGGCGCTGCTATCGACATCCGGAATCCGTACTTCGCCCTCTACTACATCATGAAGGTGTAAATACAGATGCCCCTCGAATCAGCAAACTATATCAACCAACTGAACCCCGCGAATCCTTTGTCTACGGATTCCGTGTCCCAATCGGATGACCACCTTCGGGTAATCAAGGCAGCCCTGAAGAACACCTTCCCGAACCTGGATGCCCCGGTCCTCTCTACGCCTTCTCAGTTGAACAACCCGGTTCCTGTGGGTGTGATCCTGATGTGGTCGGGCCTTATCAACGCAATCCCTCTCGGGTACCAGTTGTGTGATGGCACCAATGGGACCCCGGATCTCCGTAACAGGTTCGTGGTCGGTGCAGGGGCTACCTATACCGAAAAGACCGTTGGGGGTTCCGCAAGTACCGGTATGGCTGGCTCGCATACCCACACGATCAACGGGACCACCGAGACCCTCACTGTGGGAACCGCAGCTGTCCAGGCGGGCACAGGAACTACCGTGGTTACCTCGGTGGCCCCTCAGTCCCATACGCACACTGCGAACCTCGTGGGTGACCACCAGCATACCTCGCTGCCCCCGTACATGGCCTTGGCCTACATCATGAAGGTTTAATCAATGCCGACTCTCCCGCTTCGGAAGCTTGGGAGCGTGGGGGTCATCACTGATGCGAATCCTTACGACCTCCCGCCTAACGCTTTCTCTGCTGCGAACAACGTCATCTTTGACGAGGACCGGATTACCCGTGCTCCTGTGTTCAAGCAACTGTTCAACCCGATCCGCTCTGCCCTGACCTACGATGGGTCCACGGGGGACTATGACTCCAATACGAACCCTTATGACTCTGCTGAAGGTGGGAGCTCCACGCTTGCTCGTTTCGTTGGCTCTTATGCTGACGCCCAGATCGGAGAGGCAGTCTTCGTCTGTGAGCGAGACGGTACCGTTCGTGCGTACCCAAACAACACCCTCACGTTCCTTACGCCCACTTCGGGCACAGTAACGAACGACAACCCTTGGTCTCACTGTCAGGTCGCAGGGATTTCCTTCTTGGCTCGCAAGGGCATGAGGCCTCTGGTCCGTAACATCCCCAACAGTGATCCCCTGTACTCCCTGATCGGGGGGGACTGGGTAGCCACAGATACCGCAGCGGTGGTCCGTCCGTTCCTGGACTACGCCATCATGATGAATATCGACAAGAACGGGGTGAAGTACCCCACGATGTTCAAGTGGTGTAACCCGATCCAGTACGGGGCTGCAGTCTCCACGATCACCTGGGACCCTTCTAACACCAACTATGTAGCGGGCGAGAACGTCATCTCTGAGATGCGCTCCCCAATCCGCGATGGTCTGGTCCTCGGTAGTGGGTTCGTGGTCTACAACCAGTCCCAAGTGTGGAACGTGGAATACCGTGGGGACTCTGCAGTCTTTGGGTTCCGCAAGGCTCCCTTCGAGGGCGGCATCATCAACACGAACTGTGTCGTTGAGGTCGAGGGCAAGCACTTCGTCTTCGGCGAGAACGACATTTACGTCCACGATGGTCTCTCCAAGAGTTCCATCAGTGACAGCAGGGTTCGCCGCACGATCTACAACACCCTGGATCGCACCCGGCAGACCTCGTGCTTCGTGGTCCATGATTCGGTCGCTAACCTGATCCACTTCTGCTACCCAACACTGCAGGATGAGGCCGCATTCGTTAATGCTGATTTCTGTAATCAGGCCGCGATCTACAACTACAAGAATGACACGTGGTCCTTCATGGATCTCCCAAATGTAATTGGGGGTGCTGAAGCGAACGCCTCACTGGTGAAGAACTCCTTCCCGGATGTCACGGATACCTACGAACTGTACAACACGAGCTACACCAGCTTCCTCGGGATCACCCCGAAGATGCCCATCATGCTCTCGGTTGCCGATCAGAACGCAGGGGTCACAGATACGCGAGTCTTCGCTGTGGATTTACCGACCGCAGGGTTGGTTAATCTCCCGGCTAACCAAGAGGTCCTGAAGCCTGCCTATGTCGAGCGTACAGGTATCGACCTGGATAACGCAGGGCTGCCCACGACCCTTCGGGGGTACAAGTTGGTCCAGTCCATCGTGCCTCAGTGTTCCTTCGAGGATTCCACGGGTTCCTTCACGTTCGAAGTGGGGTCTGCTGACCTTCCGAAGCAGGCCGCAGTGTACCGCTCGAGTCAGACGTACAACCCTGCCGAAGAGTACAAGCTGGACATGATGGTCGCAGGTCGCTACCTCGCCTACAAGGTGAGCACAGCTTCGATCAGTAACTTCCAGCTCTCCGGCATGGACTTCGACATCAAGGCCTTGAGTCGCAGATGATCTACACCACACCCATCACCAAATATGTACGCGCGAGTGTTCCGACTAATACCCAGTCGCAGGTTCTCTTTCTCACTGAGGAACTGAAGAAACTGGAGCGGACCATTCAGTCTCTCGTGGCTGCCCTCGAGCAGATAGGCGTACACGTACCTTGATTGACCCTTAACAGAGAGAGTATGAACTTCCGTCTTATCGCCAATGACTTCAATGTCGCACCTTTGAGGGACCGGCTGTGTAACAACCCGGACCTCTTTGGCCTCTATGACTTCCGAGGGACTGCCTATGGGTCCCCGCACACCCAAATGCGAGACATATGGGTTCGCTACAAGGATGTCAGGCCTCACCTCGAGGCTGGCGATATGACGGGGTTCTGTGATGAACACGAACCTATGTGGTATCCGGTTTCCTTCGAGATGCCCGAGGTGTTCCCAGTCGTTACCGAACTGATGGAAAGAGTACAGGCCAAGCGCCTCGGCGGGGTCCTCATCACGAGGGTTCCCCCAGGTGGCCGTATCGACCCTCACGTTGACCATGGGTGGCACGCGGAGTACTACGACAAGTACTACGTGCCAATCCTCAACAACTCTGGTGCGACCTTCAACTTCCCCGATGGGGCTATTGCTCCGAAAGACGGTGAAGTCTACTGGTTTCGGAACGATGTGCCTCACTGGGTCATCAATGACTCCCAGACTGATCGTATTGCAATGATCGTCTGCATCGAGCCTAACGACCGATTCTCTAATGAGCACCGTAACCGACCGGTTCAACGAACTGGAGGGGACCTTTGAAGTCGATTTGCTAACCAAGCACTTCTTCTCTGATGGTCTCTACGCGAAGCAGATGTCTCTCCCGAAAGGGTACGAGGCAATCTCGCACGCACACAACTACAACCACCTCAGCCTTCTCTCCAAGGGTCACGTAATCGTCCGCACGGATGACAGCGTGGCCGAATACACCGCGCCTGCGTGTATCGAGATCAGGGCAGGGGTCCACCACAGTATCACCGCCCTCGAAGACGTGGTGTGGTACTGCATTCACGCTACTGACGCTACGGATTCTTCCGAAGTGGACGAAGTACTAATCAAGAAGGAGTCCGTATGCCGTGGGGAGTAGCAGCAGCAGTGGGTGGGGCAGTGGTCGGGGGTGTTGCCTCCAACATGGCCGCAAAGACCTCCGCCGATGGTCAAGTAGCAGCAGCAGAGGCCGCCAATTCGCCGTGGTCTCAAGCGCAGCCGTACATTATTAGTGGCTACGATAAGGCAGGCCCGCTGCTTGATGCGGCATCTACCGGTGCCTACACTGGTCAACGTGTAGCGGGTCTTAATCCGTACACTACCCAGGGTGCCGATAGTACCGCAGCGTTCGCTGGCAACCAAGGCCAGAACATAGCGAATAGTCTGTACAACAGCGGAACCTCGATGCTCGGGTACGGTCAGCAGTTCGGCCAGAACGCCCAGAACATCATCAATCAAGCCGGTACGGATCAGACTCAGAATTTCCTGAATACGGCCAATCAGTACGCCAACAGTCCCTATGCTGATTCGATGATCGACGCAGCATCTCGGGACACTGTTCGTAACCTGAACGAAAACCAGCTTCCCGCATTGAACCTCGCGGCTGCAGGGAGCGGTAACACGAACTCCACACGTACCGGGGTGGCCCAAGGTATCGCTGAACGTGGTGCATCGGATCGTCTTGCAGACATTTCTTCGAGTATCCGAAGCAACCTGTTCAACACAGGCCTTAGTACTGCTCAGACCCAATACAACACTCAGCAAGCCCTCGCTGGCAACGTCAATCAACAACTCGGCACTGCCTACAGTCAAGGTGTTGGTTCCCTCACAGGTGCCCAACAGGCGAACGGTAACAACTTCGACCAACTCAACGCTGCTGGACAGGTCTACCAGACCAACGCTCAAGCGAACCTTGATGCCAACAAGGCAGCGTACACCGAAGGCCAGAACACGAACCTTGATCTCCTTGCGAAATACATGGGGATCATTGGTGGTGCCTATGGTGGTGCGGGTGTTACAGGCACGGTTGCCAATAGCGGCGCGGCTCTCCAAGGTGCCCTCGGTGGTGCAGCGACTGGTGCGGGTCTTTACGGGAAGCTTGGTGGTTTCAATAACACCACTGCGGCGATGCCGGGGCTTGAGGGTGGTTACAACAACGTAACAGGCGCCGGCGCATTCGATAGCGTCGATGCTTACGGTTAAGGAGAATCCATGGCAAGTCAATTCAACATGGATCCGCAAGATCCTGGCTATGGTCAACTTCCTTCGTGGCTCGCCCAAGCGATGCAGAGTCAGAATGATGGGTACCCCCAAGGAACCCCCGAGTCCCAAGGCGTCCCTGCGTACATCCTTCAGGCTCTCCAGAACCAGCCCACGACCCTATCAGGGTACATGGGAGGCCAAGAGCAACCTCAGGTTCCCCAAGGCCCCATGGAGTCTGCTATGGCACCTCCGGGTGCTCCTCAGGCCCCTATCGGGCAGCCTCAACAGCCTAGTTTGATGGACCGGTTCCAGGCTCGAGGTGATAAGAACTCGATCTATGACGGTCTGATCAATGGCGGTGCTGCACTCCTCGGTGCGAAGAACCTGAAGGAAGGCCTTGCAGATGGTGTCACGGGCTTCAATAACGCCTACGACGCCAAGACTGATAAGGATCGGGATCTCAATCAGCCCAAGGTAACCCCGCTGGCCGATGGGGCCTTCTCGCTCCTACAGTTCTCCAACGGGACCCAGAAGGTCGTGCGCAACGATGAGGTCGCCAAGTACGTCTCGCAACAGAAGCTCGACGCAACCACGGCTGCCATCATGAAGCTCCAGGCTTCCGCTGGTTTCCAACAGCAGGGCAAGGTTGATGCGGAAAATCGTGCTAAGGCGGACAAGGCCAAGGCTGGTCTCGACAGTATCAACGAGGCAATCGCTAAGTTTGATGCCGCTGGCCCTGCTATCGAGCGCTACGGTAACGCCCACCGTGCCGCTGCTGCTACAGGTTCTATTGGTGGCGCTATCGCGGGTGCTCTTGATCCTCAAGTCGCCATCGACAACCAGCAGATTGGTGAACTCAACGTCCAAGGGATTCTTGAGCACATCAAGCAACTCCCGGGTTCGGCGTCGGACAAGGACGTGGCGTTGCTCTCTCAGAATGTCCCTGCCAAGGGCGCTGATCCTGCGGTGGTTAAAGATTGGTACGCCCGCAACAAGGAAGCCTTGCACCGTGTCGCTCAAAAGTACTCCGATCAAGTCGTGAATGCCCAGGGCGGTACGGCGCAATCTCAGCCTGTAGCACCCGTTGCTCCCACTGGCGGAGCCTCTAGCGTCCAGAACGTTGACGCTGTAACTGCAGAAATGCGTAGACGAGGACTCCTGAAATGAGTTTAGACCTCTCGAGTATGTCCGATGATGACCTGAAGGCGCTTTACAGCAACACTCAGGCCATTCATCAGAACGAGTCCAGCGGTGCTTCGGATTCGGCGCGTATCGTCAACCCGGCAAGTGGTGCGGAAGGCTCGATGCAAGTGATGCCTGCCACTCAGAAGGACCCCGGATTCGGCGTGCGCCCATCGGACGGTTCTCCTGAGGATACAGCCCGTGCGGGTCGTGATTACTATGCGGCCTTGCACATGAAGTACAAGGACCCGATCACGGCTGCGGTTGCGTACAACTGGGGCCCTGGTCACGCCGATAAGTGGATCGCCAATGGCGCCAAGCTTGAGGACCTTCCCGATGAAACCCTGAAGTACGTTTCGCAGATGCACCAGCAACAAGGTCAGCAAGGGAATCCCGCTGCTCCTACGGTTTCCCCTGCGAAACCCGCTGCCACCCCGGCGAATCCTGCAGTTCCCAAGGATTCCGCAAAGAAGGAAGAACCGCATAGTTGGCTCCGTGAGGTAGATGACACTGTTCGGCACATCGCTGATACAGCTACCTTCGGTCTCGCTGATAAGTTCGCTGCCAAGATGGACGAACTGACCGGTCGAACCAATGGCACCACCTACGACCAGAACCTAGCCAACGAGCGAAAGAAGGATGAAGACGCTTCCACAGGTGCAAAGGTCGTGGGAACGCTCGCGGGCGCTGCTGTACCGGGCTTGGGCGTCCTCAAGGCTGCTCAGGCTCCTGTGGGTGCCTCTAGGGCACTCCGCGCTCTCTACGGGGCTGGTGCAGGGGCTGCTGAAGGTGCCGCGTCGGGCCTCGGTCACAACGATTCTGACGATTTGGGTGACAAGGCGAAGTCTGCAGGTATCGGGGCTGGTGTTGGTGCTGCCATTGGTGGTCCCCTTGCTGCCGTCTTGCCTGCCACGATGTCCCAAAAGGTCGCTTCGTATGTCAAGGAGCACGGCGAGGAAGGTGCTCGTCGGGTCGCTGAGGCTACTAAGGACCTCACGGGCCTCGCCAGTCGAGAAGCGCAGGGAGGAAAGGCTATCGGTGCCAAGCAGGCGAACGCAATAGGTAACGGGTACGTGGCTCAGGCTATGGACCACATTGCGGACCCTGAGATTCGCACGGCTCTCCAGCGAGGCCAAGCACTGAGTGATGAACAACTCGCGAAACTCCCTCCGGATATAGCGGCAATCATCAATAAGCAGACCACGGTTGCTGCACAGACCGCTGCGAAGCCTGCCTATGACAACATCCTCGCAAAAGCAGGCCGTGTTGCTGCGCGGAACCTGATTCCAATCGAAGCTGTCCGTAACCTCGCAGTGAACGCTCTTGGAGGGCGGGAGACTCGTGAGCAGGCAATCCAGAAGCTGCTCAAGCAGGGCCCGGTGGCCGATAAGGTCCTCGAGCAACTCGGGCCGTCCAAGGGTGCTCAGGCACTCAAGGTTCTCCAAGCGAAAACTGCGGCTGCCCAAGCTCAGAACGCTTCTCGTGCTGGCTTTGGTACTGAGGCAGGACAGGCGCTCGCCAAAGATGCGGAGAATACCCAGGTAAAGGCCGCAGCAGACGCGGTGAAAGCTAAAACGGCTGCTGCAGCACAGGCTAGTGCCGCAGACCTCGCTGCGAAGGCCCAAGCGTCCCGCAATGCTATGTCCAAGGCAACCCGTATGCCTCTTGGCGGGGGATTCCAAGAGACCCTCCAAGGGGGCCGCTCGGGTCTCGACCTGACATCCAAGGATTCCCTCGCGGGTCTCAGGGCGTTGTCGAACCACCCTGTACTTGGTCCTGCAGCAACGGAACTCCGTAGGACCGGAAAGATTGCTGACGAGAACTCGTTCTATGCTGTCCAGAACGGTCTACGGGGCCTGAAGGAGCAAGGGTACATCGGCAGGCAGATGCAGGGTTCCCAAGGTGTCCTCTCAGGCGAAACGAGCCATATCCGTAACCCGATCTCCTACAAAGAGACCGTCAGGCAGGCAGGGTCGGCGTTAGACCACGCTGTATCTAAGGCCCCTTCGGACGAAATGGCAGGGTTCGCCTCCAAAGTAGCTAATTTGAGAACCACTGCCGCTAAGGAAGCTCTCGTTGAGAGTCGCCTTCAGTCCGCAACCCCTACAGAAGCCAAGTTCATCAAGG